TAAAGAGTGTGAGACCTTTGATGATGTTAGATTTGCTTCTAAATTACTCTATAAGTATTGTGTAGATCAATTAGAGAAGAAAGTAGAGAATAAAATTATAGAGCCAGACACTGATGAGGGTAAAGATTTTGTTGATGAGTTTTTTGATGAAGGAGAATCTAAACCAGAAATATTATCTGAGCCAGAAGTGGAAACATCAGAGTCTTTTGAGGGTAATGTTAAAGATTTGAGTGATATGAAGACTCCTAGATTCCAAAATGTCTATGCAGAAGTCCCAAAAGTTAATTTGGAACAGGTTATTATCCCTAATGATAATGTACATTCTGATCTGATCTTTGAATTTTGTCGATGGAAGGAGGAGTTGACTGAAACTGATGGGCAATATCTTAAGTTTAAGAGATCTGCTCAGAAAGAAGTTAATTATATGGTGAAAGAATTTGAGTGTAAAAAGGCTGCTGACGCTTACTCTAGAATATCAGTATCTAAAACTGGAGTTTTGGATACCACTAAACTTCATAACTACAAATTCAGTGAAGATCTGTTTAGAAAGATAAGTATTGTCCCTGATGGTAAGAGTCATGGACTTATTTTCATCCTAGATTGGTCTGGATCTATGGGAACTGTTTTAGAAGATACTGTAAAACAGCTTTTCAACCTTATATGGTTCTGTCAGAAGGTTCAAATACCTTTTGATGTCTATGCATTCAGTAGTGTTCATAGTGTTTGTGAGGAGTTTCCTACTAAGAGAGAGGTTAATACACTTGAAGTGCCTAAAGATTTTAAGTTGATTCACTTTTTGACTAGTGATGTTAAGAAGAATCAGATAGAGATTCAAATGTTGAATATGTGGAGATTGACTTGTTATTTGAGTATGATGCGGATGCCTAAGTATGGTATTCCTGTTCAATATAGACTATCTGGAACACCTTTAAATGAATCATTAGTAACTCTTCATCAAATTATTCCAGAATTTAAGAATAAAACTGGAGTTCAGAAGGTTCAATGTGTTATTTTGACTGATGGTGAGGCTAATCCTCTTGGATGTTGGGTGAAGCGTGGAGGCCCAATAGATGATGGTGATGATGTGAGGGTGAGAGGTTTGTTTGCTGGAAGCTCTTTTCTTCGGAATAAGAAGACAGGACATATTTATCCATTTCCATACTACTTCTATCAATTTACTAGGGTGTTATTAAATGATTTGAGAGAAACATTCCCTGATGTCAATTTTATTGGTATTAGGATAGTAGAATCCAGAGATTTGGCTAAATTCTTTCATAGATATGAGAAAGGTGTTGATAAGAAAGTGAAAGAAGCTAGGAAAGAAAAGAGTTATGCACTTAAAAACTCTGGATATGATAGGTATTTTGCTATATTATCATCTTCCTTAGACAATGATACGGAGTTTGATGTAGAATTTGACGCTTCCAAGTCTAAAATTAAGTTAGCATTTACTAAATCTTTAAAATCTAAGGCATTGAATAGGAAAGTCTTGAGTGAGTTTATGGATTGGGTCTGTTGACCACTTCCTAAACCGTCCACTATTTTCCCACACAGCCTTTAGTGGCTGTATAATATAAACATTGAAAGACCAACATTATGATTTCTTCTCCAAGTGTAAAAATGAGTGATAATCCAATTGTTAATGAACTTAGAGATACATATGGTGTAGAGTTCACAGCTGCTGATGTTAAAGGCTATTGTGCATCCCGTGGAATGGCTTATCAGACAGTAACTAAGAGAATTGATCAGTATAAAGTTGGTCGTGGTAAGTGGAATTTAGACATATCGCCAAAAGTTGTTGAGACTATTGAGAGTTCATTTAGAGCTCCATCTGTTGAACCATCTATTAATCAAACATTCGTTCCGGAGAAAGATGATACCTTCATCAAGTTTGGTCCTTTTAACGATCTTAAGGCCATTCTCAAAGCCAATATGTTCTACCCTATCTTTCTTACGGGGTTGTCAGGCAACGGTAAAACGTTTAGTGTCCAACAAGCCTGTGCCCAACTAAATAAAGAGTTGATTAGGGTAAATATCACAATTGAGACAGACGAGGATGACCTTATTGGTGGTTTTCGCCTTATCGATGGCAACACTGTATGGCATAATGGTCCAGTTGTCGAGGCACTGGAAAGGGGAGCTACACTCCTTTTAGATGAGATAGACTTAGCATCAAATAAGATCCTTTGTCTTCAATCAGTTTTGGAAGGTAATGGTGTATTCCTAAAGAAGATTGGTAAGTATGTTAAACCTTCTCCTGGGTTTAATGTAGTAGCCACTGCTAATACAAAAGGTAAAGGTTCTGATGATGGAAGATTCATTGGAACTAATGTATTGAATGAAGCTTTCTTGGAAAGGTTCCCTGTAACCTTTGAGCAAGAGTATCCTTCTACTGCAACAGAGAAGAGGATACTAGGGAAGGTTGCTGCTACTCTAGGAGAGACTGATACAGAGTTTATAAAGAAGTTAGTTGACTTTGCTGATATTGTTAGAAAGACTTTCTTTGATGGTGGTATAGATGACCTTATTAGTACTCGAAGGTTGGTTCACATTATGAGAGCTTATTCTATCTTTGGTGATAGGATGAAAGCTATTGAGGTCTGTATTAATAGATTTGATACTGAGACTAAGCAAGCTTTCCTTCAACTTTATTCTAAGTTGGATGCTGATGTTGAGTTTGACAATCTAGAGGATAAGATGTATAATGATTAATGAATGTATTTTATTATGGAGATGATGAAATGAGTGAAAAGGATGAAACCAAGAACGAATCTTCTGGACCAGATACAATAACATTTGGTGATACTACTATCTCCGGTGGTGCAGGATCTGATGTCCTTGAGATTCATGGTGCTGGTGATTATTATCCAGGAAAATATGATTGGGGAGAGGATGGGCATAGTGTAGTGGGTAATCCATACCCTACTCCACCTTCACCAGATACTATTACTTTTGGTACAGCATCTGCAAATACCACTAATCTAGGTGGGAGTAATGATAATGATATTCTGAGTTTAGGTCGTATTTCTGAGTTTGGTGGAGATATGGATGGGCCTCATACTGATGATACTATTAAGTTATCAGATGATACTTATCCTAGTTTGAATAGTTACCTTCCTCCTTATGGTGTTAGTTTTGATAGTGATACTTTAAATTTTAGTACACCTCCAACACCATCTTTAACTAAAAAGCCAGGAGTGTTTAAATATAATGAGGATGTCGCACTCAAGGATGCTAGAGCTTATGTCACTTCAACGTATTCTGGACATTATACTACAGAGGGATCCCAAACTCAAACGCTTGACCTTATCCAATCTGTTGGGGATGCAGAGTCATTCTGTAGATCCAACGCCATTAAATACTTAAGTCGATATGATAAGAAAGGTGTCCCTAAGAATGATATTCTGAAGGCAATCCATTATTGTCTGTTACTATACTATTTTGATGGACACACAACTCCCCCTGATTCAAACTACCCTTATTGATAATGAAACTATCTGATAACACTATTAATTTATTGAAAAACTTTTCCACTATTAACCAATCTATTTTGTTTAAGGAGGGGAATAAGTTGAGGACTATTTCTGTTATGAAGAATATCCTAGCTGAGGCTACTATTAAAGAAGAAATTCCACGGGACTTTGGAGTTTATGATTTAAATCAATTCTTACAAGGACATTCGCTTCATGCTAGTCCTGAGTTGGATTTTACTAATAATGACTATGTTGTTATTAGAGAAGGTAAGATGAGATCTAAGTATTTCTTTGCTGACCCTTCTGTTATTGTATCTCCACCAGAGAAAGAGATTACTCTACCTAGTGAGGATGTTGAGTTTGTTATTGCAGCTGAACAGTTGCAGGCATTGAAGAAAGCAGCATCTGTTTATCAACTTCCTGATATTTCTGCCATTGGTGAGGCTGGAGTAGTGAAACTGGTTGCACGTGATAAGAAGAATGATACATCTAATGATTTCTCTATTGTAGTTGCTGAGACAGATAAAGAGTTTGTCTTTAACTTTAAAGAGGAGAATCTTAAGATCCTTCCAGGAACTTATGATGTAGTAGTATCATCTAAGCTTTTATCTAGGTTTACCAATCAGAATCATGATGTAGTTTATTACCTAGCATTAGAACCAGATTCAACTTTTAACTAACATGGAATTTTTAACAGCTATTCGTGATGCTTTTATGTTGCCGGATCCTACCCCTCCAACACAAGAAGAGATTTTTGTGGCTATAATTGAGGGTAAAGGATTCTATTATAATACCGAACTTTCTGACATTACTGGAGACAGATGGTCTAGAAAGTGGACCACGGAGCATGGACATGATTCCATTCTTGAGATATATTGTAAGAGTGAAGGCAACTGGATTCAGCAAATGGTCAGCGCTGATGGTGAAGTTTTTTATGAAGAATGTGTCAATTTAGATGAGAAAACATCTTGATATACCTGCAAGAATTATTGGGTCGTTCCTGGTCATTACCGCTTATTTTACTGTGTTACACGTTAGCGCCTTTTACGGTGCTCTTATGCACTTTGTGGCTGATGCGATTTCCGTTCCATATTTTGTTCGGACAAAATCTTGGGATGTAGTTATAATGTTAGTATTTTTACTAGCAATATCCATGTCTAAACTTGTTATTTGATTATGAGAAATGATTTTATCTGGACGGAGAAATATCGTCCAAAAACTATTGAAGAGTGTATTTTACCTGATAACCTTAAGAAAACGTTTAAGGATTTCTTATCTCAGGGTGAGGTTCCAAATCTATTGTTATCTGGACCACCAGGATGTGGAAAGACAACAGTAGCAAAAGCATTATGTAATGAATTAGGAGTAGATGTCTATGTTATTAATGGATCAGACGAGGGAAGATTCCTGGATACTGTCAGAAATAACGCTAAAAACTTTGCCTCTACCCTTTCCCTTTCATCTAGCGCTAAACACAAGGTCGTTATCATCGATGAGGCAGATAACACAACTCCAGACGTACAGCTTTGTTTACGTGCTTTTACGGAAGAGTTTGTGGGTAATTGTAGGTTTATCTTCACATGCAACTATAAAAACAAAATCATCCAACCGCTTCATTCCCGTTGTGCCGTCATTGACTTTTCTATAAATGCCAAACAAAAACCAGAAATTGCAAATCAATTCTTCAAGCGACTTAACTGGATCTTGGACAACGAGCGGATTCAAAGTGATAAGAAAGTCCTTGCCGAACTTATCAAAAAACATTTCCCAGATTGGCGTAGGGTCCTCAACGAATGTCAGCGATACTCAGTTGGAGGAAAGATAGATAGTGGTATATTAGCTACCTTTAGTGACGTAAAGACAAATGATCTCTTTAAAAATCTTAAAGGAAAAAACTTCCTTGAAGTACGTAAGTGGGTGGTCGATAATCTTGACAATGATCCTAACGTCTTGCTTCGCAGTATATACGATTCTGCATATACAAAATTGGATGGTCCAGGGATTGCTGCTGCTGTTCTCATTATTGCTAAGTATCAGTATCAGAGTTCTTTCGTCGCGGACCAAGAAATAAATATGTTGGCTTGTCTAACTGAAATTATGATTGAGTGTAACTTTAAATGATTAAACAAATTAAATCAAATTGGTATTATGTATTCTGGGGCATTGCAACTGTCTCAGTAGTGGTAGGGCAAGTTTAT